ACTCAACGAGATAATGCGAGGCAACGGGGAGTACCACTCGCTTACTTTCATGTGGCACGTGAAGTAACGAACGTTCCGGTAACGTTTGTGGCTGACTATGGACCAGTGAGATTTTATACTTACCCTAATCCGCCTGACGCAGATGGAAATGTCACACAATCGTTTTGTCCGCTGAATCAGGTAGATATGTTTATCCGGGGTGAACTTTCCAGTCTGCTTGTGAATGCTGCAATGCAACCCGCTTGGAAGAATTATATTGTTGCGAATATTCAGAATACGCTTGAAGCAATAGTAAATTCGAAGGTCATTATGACCCACAGCAAGATACACGAGTCCACTCGTCATCAGACCGTAATTGCGGCCAGCGAATTCATCGAGTTTTCAGAACTGTATGGTGTAATCGAAGCAGATAATTATGCTCCGTTTGAGAATGAGGCATTCTTCCTTAGCCGTCTGCAGATTGATATTGGCACATACTACCAGGAGTTTTGTGAACGCCAAGACGGCCTCTCGCAGGCAGCATGTCAAAAGTTAGATGACTATCTGGCTGCTATTGCTGAGCTGAATGTTGGGGGAATGAAGACATTCCTGCGAGCAACAATGCCGCATAAAAAAGGACGTTTTAAAACACTTAGTGAATTTAAGGATCAATCACTCGATCGTGATGCAATGCGACTTGGGATGTTTACGATTTTCTGGAAACTAGTTCAGGCTGCACGTAATGATGGTTCTGATATCGCTTTCTCTTGGCTAAATGACGGGCTTTTCTACTATCCAACAGGTATCCACCATGCTGCAGAGCATCAAGATAGTATCTGTCATGACATCATGCAACAGGCAATTAGTGAAGATGTGGAGTGTTTATTTGAGTGTGGTGCACTTATCACTAGTGCCATAGACAGACCTTCAATTTCTGATGTAATTATAGGCATTGACGCTACTGAGGGAGTGGATACCGCTGAATACGAATTGCTGAGGGAAAACCGCATTGGGAATTATAAGAAGGTGGCTATGATTTCTTTAAACAATGTACCTGAGAATTTGAAAGATGCAGAACCTGATTGAACAATTGTTGGAATCAGAAGGATTAACGCGTAAGCTCTCCACTGACTTAGCGTTATACGAATACAGTAGTACTGGAAAGACAAATTATTGGTTGGTAATCCATGGCGAACCAATAATCACTCCTGAAATTCAGGCTGGATGGTTAAGAAAATGTAAAAATGCTACTGCCGATCCTGCTCTTGAGAAAAATATTAATTTATTGATTGTCTGGAATGCTAATAGCAGCAAAGTGTTAGCCAGTAAACAAGTTCACCATATAGAGGAAGACAGCTATTTTTTTAAAAAGCATGTACTTCCTTATACCACCGAAGAATTAGAAGCGCTACGTCAACAGATTGAAACTCATGTTTTTTCAATAGTTTTCCGTGAGTCAATTACTACTCCTAGCACCTTTGCTGAATATAAATCAAACTATCTAGAAGGAGGCTGGCAAAGCCTATTATACAGGATTGCGATAAAGCTTCCCTTTATTGCAGTTAATAGTTCGGGTAATTCCGATCTAGCCAGTCTCGAGAGAAACATTCGAGAAAAAATCCAGCGTACAGCTAATCCAGATGTACTGCTTGCAACAGATTCGGCTATTGACTTTCTAGCAAATCAGATCTCATCGACGGATGTGCTGCCGGAAGATTTATTGACCTACATGGATGCGAAATTGTTGGAGGCAGGCTATGAAAGTGATAGTTAAGCGTCTAGAAGTACGTAATTTTAAAGTTTTTGAAAAGCTTGAGTTAACCCTTGAAAGCGATCATCTCGTCGTTCTTGATGGCCCCAACGGTTTCGGTAAATCATCTTTTTTTGACGCTATGGAGCTCCTGCTGACAGGAAAGATTCGTCGCTATATTGAGCTTGAAGAACTGACAGTGGATCGGCGTAGCCTGAAAACAGGCTGCCCTTGGCTATTCAAACAAGCAAAGGTAAATTCCTGGCTTTCCATTCGTGCAGAGATTGTAGTTAATGGTCAGAGCCATTTCTTTGAGAGAGCGGCCAGTAAAGCTGTACTGGATGAGCATAAAGGTGTAACTGATCTAAGGTTACCTCTTTATGAATTAGTAGACTTTAGTGCGGAGCGGATTGAAGCCATTTCACAAGAAGAAACTTACCTTTCAACCTTACTCGGTGAGCAATATCAGCGTGATTTTGAATTATTCCATTATGTTGAGCAGTAAGAAAATACTCGCTTATTAAAACAAAAGGAAAAAGACAGGCAGGGGCAGATTGCACACCTTTTCGACATTGGTGATATTCAGGGTAAAATTAATAACATTACACAGGCGTCGACCAAAATAGGAAATTTGTGTAACCCGCAGAAAACAAACGAACTGAAACAACTTAAAGATAAATGGGATACAGCTAAGCAGCAGCTGTTACCGACAGGTAGTTCTGTCACATACAAAAGAATTATTGAAGTTACTGATCAGCCATGGGATCGTGAAATAGTAGAGTTTGGTGTAAAACAATTTGAACAGTGGCTATCCGCAGATGGGGAATTGTTTCGCGTCAGACGTTTTATAGATAATTTCAAACATTATGAAAATCAACTGTATAATAATGAATTAGTGAATAAACTTCTTCCTAAAAAGGAACTGCAACAACGTCTGTTAATGTTTTATCGTCCACTTGAACACATAAATGAATGGGAGGAAGAGGTCGCTTGCTTTGATGCCGCACTAGCGATAAGTGACGCCTTCAAAGACCTAATAAAGGCTATTAGCGAGGATCGCCTGTCAATTACAGCTCCATTGGTACCACTCCTTCCGCCCAATATAACAGCAGAGGAGTTTCAGCAACAGGTCGCCGGACTCAAACAACAGTTGACTACCGCAGACAAAGTTCAGGAATGCTACGCGGAACTAATACAGACACGTGAACTCTTGTTGAATGCGTTCAGGGAGCATCAGTCACATTGCGATCCCACAAATATTTGTCCGACATGCGGACATCCTTGGCCGACGGCAGCAACGCTTCTCGAAGGAATTGAAAGTCAGAGCAAATCACTTGAAACTTTAGCAGCTCAACAAAATAATCAATTCTCACAAACATTAGTAAGCTTCAGACGTAACTGGCAGGAGCCTATCGAACTGGCTTTGCAGTCCTGTCTAGAGCAAAAGAAAGAGATCGTTGAACGTAAGCGTCAACTCTTAAGCTTCACAGAAGAGCAAACCCAGTGGCTGGAAAATTATTATCAACATCTTAAGACGGCAGGTATTAATATTAAGGAGCTTCTGTCTGAAAATTTCGAGCCTGTAACGCAGCAAGCAACAGACGAACTAGAACGTCAGGTCCGGGAAAGGTTTAAATCCTTTGACGATAGCTGCATTTTTGATGATTACGAGAAGATTTATCGAGAAATTTTTAAAAACGATCCACTGGCCGTTGAACAAGTTACCTCCCAACGTCTTGAATTAAAAAAAGTATATCTGGAGCAACAGTATGCCATTGCGTCTTCTAAATTTATCTTGGAGTGTGAACAGGAGTATAACAAAGCAGATCTGCTGATCAAAAAAGCCATCAGATTTAAAGAGTATCTACGTAAACTCAAAAAAATATATGAAGACGAGAAAAGATTATATCTTGAATCTATCGTCAAAGAAATTGAGATCCTTTTTCATATCTATTCTGGCCGCCTTATGCAAAGTTATCAGCAAGGGCTAGGCATTTTTATAGAAAATGACGGTAATTCAATAGCTTTTAATGAAACACCTGGACATGGGCATGATGCTGTCTTTTCCATGAGTTCGGGTCAGCTTTCAGCACTGGTGTTGTCATTTACGCTCGCGCTGAACCAGCGGTACGCGAAACATACTTTGTTGCTAGTAGACGATCCTGTCCAGACACTGGATGAAATCAATGTGGCAGGATTTGTAGAGTTGCTTCGTACTGAATTTCGGGACCGCCAGATAATTATGTCAACGCATGAAGATCGTATGTCGGCATATTTTCGTTATAAATACAAAAAATTTGGTATGTCGGCAGGAAGAATCAACTTCATGGAAGAAGCACGTGCAGGTATTAATGGTTGAGAATTGTAAAAGCCGCCTTCTTAGAAGGCGGTGCTGCTTTAGTCTCTCTGTCATTGCGGCAATATTGCAAGTTGACATCAATATGTGAACTAAAGAATTTCAATTTTTTGTGAGTTAACGAATTCCTTTTAATTAAGAGGTTATTAATGGCTCATTACTTCCAATTGTGGGAAACAGTGGAGGTTAATATTAAACTTATCCGCCCCATAAATTAGTGGATATAAGCCGTAACAAACACCAACAAGCCGCATTCCTTTCATCCCTCCTTCAATCATGCTCCCACGATCCGCAGCCATCAAAAAATCAGCCCACCACTGCATCATTGGGCGTCTCTGCTCAAGATAATCTGTACGGTTATAAGCACGGCGAACCTCATTCTTATCCTCATGGGCTAATGCCGCTTCAACAACGTCAGGTAGAAAACCCTGCTCATTAAGGGCTGTACTAGCAATAGATCGCAAGCCATGAGAGACGAGCACACCACCAAAGCCAGCACGTTTAAGTGCAGCGTTTACTGTTTGGCTATTCATAGACTGATTCGGCTTGATACGGCTTGGAAAAATGAATTCTCGGCCACTACTCAAAGGCTTCATCATTTCCAGAATAGAAAGCGCCTCATCCGATAATGGAACTGTATGATCTCGGATCATCTTCATTCGAGCTGCTGGGATTTTCCATTCTTTAGCATCAAAATCGATCTCATCCCATCGAGCTTCCGCTGGTTCAGCGGGCCGTGAGATGGTCAGAAGTTGCCACATGAACAAACATCGAGTAGGCAAACTAATGTTGGCATTTCTCATTGTATGCATCACTTGCGGTAACTGATCAGGGCGGATGCTCGGCATGTTCTTTTTCTGGGGTTTCTCAAAGGCTTTGCCAATATTGACACTGGGAACTGCATCAATAATGCCTGTGTTTTAGGCGTAAATCATGACTTCATTGATACGTTGGCAAAGGCGACGGACTGTTTCTAACGCACCTCTGGCTTGAACTGGTTGGACAGCCTGAACCAATGTATGAGCTTTAATGTCCGTAATATTGATCTTGCCAATTGCGGGGAAAACGTCTCTTTCAAGTGAGCGCCAAATATCATGAGCGTAGTCCTCTGTGACGCTGGTTTTCTTGAGGTTCCACCAACGCTCGGCAATCAACATGAACGTATTGGTTTTGGCCTCCTGAGTGCTTCTTGACTGCTCCTTTTGATGTTCTTGAGGGTCGATATCTTTTGCTAATAAAACTCGAGATTCAGCTCTGAGTTTACGCGCATCAGAAAGCGAGACGGCAGGGTAGGCACCGAAGCTTTGTTTGGTTCGCTGCTTTGTCAGAGGTCGATAGTAACGGAACTGCCAGAGCTTACTACCACTGGACTTGATTAACAGAGTAAGCCCATCACCATCATACAGCTGATAATCGGCATCTTTAGGTTTGGCGGCTTTGATTTCCGTATCGGTTAACGGCTTGGTTTTTCTTGCCATGATGGAGTCTCCATGCGTTTAGGCCCAACGAAAACAATAGAGCTTTTCGTTGGGCCTATCAATGGGCCTAAAAGGTCCGGATTTAATTAGTTCTCTTCGGACCTTGCTGAACAAACTTAAGACACAAAAAAGCCCGCAAGGTTTTCACCTTGCGGGCTCTCAGGACTTCGATGATGGTTCTGGTAACCATCAACCAAGAATTTTGGTGGGCTGGCGGAATCTGAATTTTTACATCAACTTTATGTTTTTACGTGGTTTTTATGAGTTCAACTTTGGTTGGTATACCTAAGCGTATACCAATGCCGTTTCGTCTGTGGCTTTACGACAGCTGATAAGTTAAGAATTTATGAAATTAAATGCACAGGTTATCTTCAGAAAAAAAAGATTTTACGAAAAAGTGTTCACCCTGTTCACCTTTGATTTTTATGGTTAATAATCATAAGGTTATCTGGTGATTACTTAGACGAGTACTCTTCACCACTCTTCACCCGAGGTGAACACCATTCACCTTCAGACGTAAAAGTATGATGGCAATGTTTGGATTTTCGTCCACTGCGGAAGATGGCCGGTTTCACTGCTTGGCTGAAAGGAACTTATCGCCTACGTTGCAAGTCGGCTTTGAGCGAATAGCGGAAGTTCGAAATTGTGATCTGATCTTTGTTGATTAATGACCCCCAATGTTAGTAGTTTCTTCATATACAACGCTATGATATTCACATTAATGCGAGTTTTCGAACGAACAAATCAGAGACCAGTGGTCACCTACCGGGCACTGACTTGCATGTATGGATTTAATCAAGGAAATTAATCGTTATGAGTGATAAGTTTGTTAGTAAAATTGTTAAGGGAAGAATCAAACCACCAATACGTGCTGATTTTAGTCTTGAAAAATGGAATGAGGAGTGGGCTAAGGTTGAGGCAAACTCTTCAGCGAGAGATAAAAAAGTCCATACAATGGGTATAATCATTGATGGTGTGCTCAGTGATATTAGAAAAAAACTAGCGGATTTATATCGACAAGCACCGAAAACAAACCATGAAAAACTGATGATCTCGTATATTGCAAGCTCCAATAGGACATCAGCTGTTGCTCTTAAACTTGCAAAAAGAACACCAACGACAAATGTTAATGACATAATGCTAAAAGCAAATGGTCGAGTAAACAAACAAAGCTTAGGAGAGATCGTTCATGGAGCTGTTGATGGTTTTCAGCTTGCCATAAGAGAATGCATGAAAGGCATAGAGAATAATAGTCAAATAACAAGTTCTGATGATCCAATAGATGAAATGGTTTTCATCCAACAAGAAAGCTGGTTATCTCAGTTATATCATACTTACCTCCATCTTTGGCAATGCGTTTTATGGAGTGATTATAATTTAGTAGACGTTGATGTTGAAAATAAAATATTCAGAATCGAACAGCCAAACACACCATTTGAAATTGCATTTAATAACAGTAGCCAGCGAAAAGAAAGTCTTTCAGCCCAAATGACACTTATAGCTACCCGACCTAATATAGCCCAATTCTTTGATAGTGATAAATATATTTTAATTATTCGGGGTAATAAAAAAAGAGTGGCAAAAGTTGCATCTATTAGTAATGCGAATAGAGAATTAAAAACAATTAACGCGCACTGGAGAATGGGAGAGCATGATCTTGAAGACCACTTTCCTAAAGAGTGGTTAAACAGCGATTTTGGTAAAGGGTTTTGCTTGTCAGAAGTATTGAATGTAATGAGAGTATTGATGCTCATCGCTAACATTGAGACTGAAAAATACCCAGAAGATGATAGTGCATTTAATGTTAATAAATTAAGGGAGTTTTGCCCAACCGTTCAAGCAAGCTCATTAGAATGTGCCTTGTGTGAAGCTACAGAAATTAACGCCCTTAAAGTTAGTAAGATTCTTGATTTTCTGACATTTAATTCTTCTCCAACTGGAGATATTTGGTGTCAACCGTTGGTAAAATTAAAGAAAAATAAGTATGCATTATTGACTAGCGCATTAAACGCACCGGTGATATTTAGGCTTTTCGAGCGTTGGGCATATCTTTTTGATATTGATCTCAGTAAAAAAGGAACGACTTATGAAATAAAAGTTGTAGACGAAATAAACAGCGTTCTTAGAAGCAATGTATTTATAACTGACTATGACGATGCAGTATCTAAAAGGATTAAAATAATATCTGGTGAGGAAGAGATTGACTTATTGGCAAGGGTCGATGATTTGATATTGATTGGTGAAGCAAAGTCTATAGTTACCACTGATTCAGAAATATCTAAGTATCGGACGTCTGAAATACTTCAACATGCGGGAGAACAGGTTGTAAGGAAAATAGAGTTTTTAAAAACGAATTTACAGGCTATTTTTGAAGTATTGAAATGGAGTTATGATGCGAATAAAGATTATAAGTTTGCAGGATTTATCATTAACAGTAGTCGCATATTTGTCGGACATGCATTTAATTCAATTCCAGTAATTGATGAAAAAATACTTCAGGCATACTTCTCCTCAAATGAAATAAACCTGTTAACTGTGATTTCACAAAATAAGTCGAAATCTATTGCTTGGTACAGACTTTATAACAACATCAATGAATTGAAGGATAACTTCAGTAAATATATCGCAGCCCCACCACAATTGAATGCTAACACTAAAGATTATGAGTATAATGAAATAGGTTTCCCCTATATAAATAATGACTCTTATAAAATCTCAAAAAAATATCTTGTATTTAAATCACGTGACCTGTTAGCCCCTATGGAACAAGAACATAGTTTTCCGGTGATCAAATCAGCAGATTACGATATAGAGGTCGAGACTATTAACGTGGCACTTTGATTTTTCTAGATATATTGAATGTTATTGTAATGGCGATGTAATTAACAGAGTGTACCATCGCCATTTTTCCCTAGAAAAGCAATGTCCGCTTCTGGCACAAACCGGCCTAAGCCGGTTTGATATTGCAATTTTACTATCCATCACAACGCGGCAGCCAGTCGGCCTCGCAGTCTTCGCTCAGCTCCAGGCTGGTCTGGATGCCGTTCTTTGTCTTGCGCTTCAGCAGCTCTATCTCGTATTCCTTCAGCGTCTGCGGTACCGCCTGGCCGAAGGCAGTCAGACTCATAGGATGCTGATGGCCTCTGGCCTCCATAAAGGACAGGTAGGCGTGATAGAGGTAGCGGCGTGGGTTCATGGGCCGGATATTGGCGTTGCCGATAAACAGCCCGGTAGGCGTGCTCAGCGGCGTCAGGTAGCCGCAGAAGTCGACCAGCGGGTCGGCGCTGCGCTTGATTTCCAGCGCTTCTTCCGACGACTGCTGCGCTTGCAACAGTTCGCGAGCATCGTCAGGGCGGGTGAAGCGCTGCATCAGGTGGCGCACGATAACCGCCAGCTCTCCGGCAATCTTTTCCAGCAGCTGCGGGTCGCGCTCGTTTGCCGGTACCACGTCCGGGAACGGCAGGATTACCCGGCGACGGGATACGCCGCCGCTGCGGTCGCTGAAGCGCATCGGGTTGTTATTTACCGCCAGTATTACCGCCGGGATGTGGGTTGAATAGGCGTCGCGGTACTTCGGGTCAATCGCCACGGCGTCGCCGCCGGTAATCGCCTTGATGCCCGCGCCGTCGCCGCTCCACTTCTCCTGGTCGGGCAGGATAATTAAGGAGTAACCGACCACGCTTGCACGTTCCCGTGACGACTCCAGCGTATCTATGGTTGCCGCCGTGGTGTTGTCTTCTCCGGCCAGCAGGCGGGCAATGGACGCCATCACGCTTTTACCGCTGCCGCCGGGGCCGGTCACTTCGAGAAACAGCTGCCAGTCGTAGCGGTTCGCCAGCACCATAAATAACGCCGCGAGGATACGCTCCTGTTTCGTCTCATTACGTCCCGCTGCCCGCGTCAGCCACTGCCAGAAGTACGGCGCATCGTCGGCCAGATTCTCGCCCGCCTTGGGTGTGGTGTAGTCCACGCTGTTGATGGTTCTGAGCCAGTGCTCTTTTTTATGCGGGCCGAAGGTGCCGGTCGCAGTGTCAAACACCCCGTTACGAAAGCCAATCAGCCGGCGGGCCGGTGCGCCCATCTGCGGCACCATCAGCTTGAGCGTGTCCACGATGCCGCCGATACCGGTTGCGGAGAACGGCGCGCGCACCTTCTGGAACAGCGCGGCGATTTCGCGGCTGAGCACCCGGTACGGCAGCACCTGCCACGCGCCGCCCTCGTAGCGGCACAGGTCTTCGCCCACAACCGGCACGGCCAGCGTGTTGAGGTAGTGCGCGGCCAGCAGTTCGGCCTTCTGGCTGGCGCTCATGGCCTTCAGGTCGGCCTCGCTCACCGACTCAAACGGGCTGAGCGCTTTCGGCTGGGTGAACGCGGTCAGCATCGCCTGAGTAGTGACTTCCCCCTCTGCCTGAAAGACGTCGTTCCAGTCGCCGGTCACGGGCGGTAAGGCCGGTTTGCCGTTGCAGCGCTTTGCGGCCGCCTCGGCGCGCAGCTGGCCGGTGCCGTTCTCGTCATTATCGACGGCAATCAGTATCATCGCCTCCGGGTGCTCCGTATGCAGGCGCTCCGCCAACGCGGGCAGGTTGTTGGCGCTTAAGGCCACGTAAACCGCCTGGCCGGTAAGCCGGTGCACGGTCAGGCCGGTGGCATACCCTTCGGTCAGCCAGAGCATGTCGCCCGGTTCGCCCAGGCGGTGGAAAGCCTCTTTTACCTGACCGCCCGCCAGCGTGCGCTTCACACCGTCGGCGTTAATCAGCTGGGCGTTGACCGTGTCGCCGGTAAAGTCGGTCAACGGCACAATCAGGTCGCCCGGCTGATACGTGGTATCGCTGATATGCTTGGTCGTGGTCAGCGTCAGGGAGGAAGCTTCAGCCAGCCTCTTGCTGGTCAGATAGGCGTTACCTGCCTGCGCTGTCGCTCCGGCAACAAGTCGGGCGGCTTCCTGTGCTGCCTTGAGGCGTGCCTGCGCCTTCTCCCCGTCGGTTTTCTCCGTGGGCATCTGAACCAGCTTAACCGGCAGCGTGCCAATCAGCCCGGCCACCCGGCAGGCGGCCTCCTTTGTGTTCACGTCCAGCGCCTTTTCAACCAGCGCCAGACCGTCGCCCGCGCCGCACTGGTTGCACACCCACGTGCCGCGCCCGGCCTGATTGTCAAAGCGAAAGCGGTCTTTGCCGCCGCAGACCGGACACGGTGAGTGCTGTCCGGCGGCGTTGATGCTGATGCCCAGCGCCGGCAGCAGCTGGGGCCAGTGACCGGCGGCGGCGCGCACGGTGTCGGTGACGATATGTTTCATGCGGCCTCCTTAATGCAGCGTGGCTTTTGAGGCGGCCAGGCGGCCGCACAGCAGTTCATCCATCATGGTTTCACCCATGCGCGTCAGCCGCGGCGCGGCGACCAGCACGTCGGGCTGTACCATTTCGCTGAGCATGGTGCAGGCCATGTCCATGCCGTTTTCCGGGCCGTACTTACGCACGTAGTAGCCTTCCAGCTCCAGCGCGATGGTCATCTGCACCTCGTCCAGCGAGGCGGAAACGTCGAGGCCGTAATGTTCGCAGGCGGTCAGGTAGCCCTGGGCCACTGCGCGGCGGTAAACGGCGGTGCGAACCTCAATGGGCAGGCAGGAATGATTATTAGAGTTATTAGTTGTCACGGGAGACCTCCATATCGTTAAGCATGACGGATTCACAGGTACTGACTACCTTGCCCAGCTGGTCGGTGAGCAGCGCCACCACGGACGCGAGCGCGTTACCGTCGGGACCATCCTTACGGTTGCCGGAGCATTCGATAACGTCGAGCATGTCGAGCACGGTCACGCCGACGCTGTGGGCATGCTGAAGGCGCAGAAAATCGGCGTGCGGAATGGGGTAGCTGTCGTGGTTGTTGAGTCGGGCTGACAGGGTATTCATGCGGCCACCTCACAGAGCGGCAGGCGACCGGCAAAGGACAGCACATAATCGCGGGCGAGCAGGCGGCGGGCGGCGGATTCGGTTTCGGCGGTGGTGCGCAGCATGCAGGGACGGGCGGCGGTGTCGGCACGGCGCACGGCGGCAAAGATAAAGGTGAACTGCATGCGTGCAGAAATGAGGGTTGCGGCCATAGTGGCAGACTCCTTGAAGTAGCGATTACTGCTACCACCAGAGTTCCTACACTCGGGGGTGGTAGCCCAGACGGGGGTAGGAATACCGGCCTTCAAGGACACCGGCCAGCCCGAGGGCTGCCCCGCCTGAGCCACCATTGTCTTAAAGGCACAACGGCATAAGAACCGCTGCGCTAAAAAATGGCGCACTGAGGCAACGACGTAAAAAAACACGCGTGGCGCGTGTCGTGTCGCCTTGAAGTAACTCGGGTTCCTACGCCCGGCTGCCGATTTTGCGGCAGCGGGAAAACAGTACACCGGCGGCTCGCCAGAAAAAAGCCTTTTTTTAAACATCGGGCCTTTTTCCTCAGCAATCGGTCAGGACGTGATCGGATTGCGGCGGATTTGATCGGAAGTTCTTGCTTTGCTCACCTTTACTCCCCTTTGCGGGCTTCGGCTTTTCGGAAAGCACGGAAATATGGCCGTGGCGGCTGCTGTTGAATGCGGGCAGCGTGGATTTTTTGCCAGCAATGGCGGAAAGCAGGCTTTCGGCCACGTACACGGCCTCTTCCTGGCTGAGCGGATAGCTGCGGGTGCCGAAGTTGAGCTTAATCATGCCGCACCTCCGGCACGCTGCGCGATGCGGGCCTGCATCCAGTTGTCAATCTCCGACGCCAGCCAGGCAACGTTCTTGCCGCCGAGGGAAATCTGTGACGGAAACTGCTCGCGGCAGATTAAGTCGTAAATGGTGGAGCGGGACAGGCCGCAGGTGCTGATAACCTCCGGCAGGCGCATAAAGCGGTCGCGGGGGTAATGCAGGTCATTAACGGACGGTGTGGCCGGGGCGGATGGTGAAGCGGTGGAAAGCATGGTGTTACCTCATTTTGTATCCGGACGGCGCTGGCCGGTTCCGGTCGTGTTGTGCTGGTAACCCCCTATTGTGAGAATATTTTTGCCCGTGTAAACAAGCCCTTGTTGTTTGGTAAATGAGCAAAACCGCGTTTTGTTGCACCCTGTTGCTCACTGTTTATCAACGATTGTCAGAGATTGTCATTTATAAAAAATTAACCGGAAATTCAGATTCATCAATAGCTAAAAACTTTAAAAAAATGCTCGCCAGAAAAAGGCTCATTTAAAAGCGGGTGAACAGTGGTGAACACCCGGTGAACAGTTCATTTTCAAGTGTTCACCCCTTTAATTACTGTATTTATTATCTTTTTTATAAGGGTGAAGAGTAGTGAACAGTTTTATATAAAACTAAAAGCTCAGGAAGGGTTTCCGGTGAAGATTTGGCCGTGTTTGCTCAGCGACAGGCAGACAGCAATGAAATGATTTGTCCGGTGGTGAACAGCAGAATAGCGACATCCTTTACAGATGAAGAGACAACGCTATGAGCACCCCGGAAAAGAGCACCGCCCTGAAAAATTTTGAGCAGGCACGCACCGCGCACCTTGAGAAGATGAAACAGTACAACAACACCTGCGCCGACATTACCCGCTGCGAGAAGGAGCGTGAGGCGGCCATTGAGGCGGGAAAGGAAGCCGAAACGAACTGGCGCACCCGCTTTCGCAACCTGCGCGGCAACCTGACCGACGAGCTGAAGGCGGAGCACAGCCAGCGCATTGCCAGCCGGGAGCTGGCGGAAGAGTTTACCGGGCTGATTGCCGAGCTGGAGCTGGATAAGCAGGTCTTCATGCTTAACGCCTGTGTAACGGGTAAGGAATACGTTTATGCGCACCAGCTGGCATTCAATGAGTTTGCCGACGCGACCTGGCAGTCGGCGCTGCGCAACGTCAGCCCTTCGCTGTTGTGGGCCATCCGCCTGCGGCTCCAGCGTGAGAAGGTCAATCCACGCGATGACGACGAGCGCAGCGATATGCAGGTGGTGGCGGAGCTGATTGGTAACGCGCTGACCCGCGCGGCTGCCGCGCTGCCGGAGAAGGTGCTGACCGAAGCGCCGGTGCTGGAGAATATCGGCCTGTGGCGTCCGGCGCTCACCGGCGTGGATATGGTGCTGTATGCAAATCCGATTAAGCGCAACAGGGCGTGGGATGCCATCCACGTACACCGTCCGTGGATAAGGGAAGGTAAAAAGAAATGATGCACTGCCCGTACTGCAAAAGCCCGGCACACGCCAAATCAAGCCGCTATATGTCGGAGCAGGTGAAGGAGCGCTATCACGAGTGCACCAACCTTGACTGCTCCTGCACGTTCAAAACCAGCGAGAGCATCACGAGGGTAATTACCGCGCCGCCGCAGCCCGAACCGGTTCCCGTCATCACGCCGGAGCCGGTTAAAGAGCGGCAGACGCTCGGGCGCTACGGCTCTGCCTTCCATACCCTCCACTGACAACAACGGCCGCTGAACACAGCGGCTTTTTTGTCTCCGCTTTTTATCCTTTCAACGCCCTTTTTCTGGCCAGCCGGGTTTGTAAAGAGCCATGCATGCATAGGGTGCATGATTTTGCATGCAGAATGCAGCGCACCAGACACCCTGTCAGCCCACGCGCGGCGGGGCTTAGCCCGGTTCATGCAGCTGCATAAAAAACGATGCACAAAGCGGGCAGGCGAGGCGGGGGTAGCATTGCGCGCTGTACTCAAATGTATTGACTTGGTGTTTCACCAAAGGCTGTCGATTGAGTGCTATGTTAGTTTGAAGATGATAAGTGCAATGTAGTGCGTACCTAATTGGCTTTTTTTGGCGTATTTATTTGATATTATACATAAATTTATTTTTTTTTGATTTTTAAAATAACTCCCATCTGTTCAACTTGTGATCTTTTTCCTAATGTAATATAAATAAGAAAGTTCCCATTGTCAGATACTTAAAGTAAGGAGTGCTGCATGAGGTTTTCTGAAGCTTTTAATATAGAATTTCAGCAAGTAAGTTTAGATTTTATTGATATCCCTTTGGATACTGATCTACAGTTTTTTGTAGATCCCACTTCTATTCGAGCGTTAAAAACAAATTGGGGGGGCGGTCTTGAAAAATTAATTCAGGATTATTTTGCAGATGTCATGGCTAGTATAAAAAATGGAGACCTTAAGAGAGCTGGACTGTTATTATCTTCTTTAAAGGAATCCAATTCATTTCATCTTGGGTATTCTACTAAAAAATCCACTGGTAAGGCCTTAGGGGTTAAAACGGCAGAGCTAATCTTGGAGTCATTGAAAAACAGTAAGGCAGCTCAGACAGGATTACTTCATGATCTCGAGGATACAGCATTAACTATTGACGGGATTGCATCTGACAGGATTTCTGATTCTGTATGTAATATACTTAAGCTTCCGTTTATAGAATACACACAAAAGATTTGTGATTTTTATAATGTGGGTATGTCCGATGTTCCTGGTATTCGTTTGTGGGATCCCATTAGTGGGCGGTGGGGAAAAAGAACATTCAAGCTTCCTGTTTATGATGGTGAAGAGGTTATACTTATTCCAAAGGTGCTGGCTAGAGAGAAAATATCTTATTCACACTCCAAGTTTTATCGGAAGTATATAATCCCAGAAATTAGAGCTGAACATCTTAAAGCAGGATCTGCGCTTGTAACTCTTTTAAGAGGGAAGCAAACAGTAACAGCTACAAAGATTATCGAAGAATTTGGGCAGTCTAAGGCATTTATTGAAGAGCAGATAGTAAAATATCCTGATGCAATAAAGCAATATAAAGAAGAACTATTGCTTTCACCGCCACCGCCTCTTCCCCATAGAAGCTTTAATGATTCAACAGGGGATGTAACTGGTCCACTATCATCAGATGTTGAGAATCTTAAGTTTGCAATAAAAGAAAATGATGAAAAATTATATATTGAAAGCCTTAAAAAAATATTTATAACTATATTTTATCCTTCTCTTTTTTATCCATGTTTGATAAAGAGAGATGTGCATGGTTATAGCTTTACAATGTTGAATGAATCTCGTTCTGGATTCTTTTTTGATTTTTCTGTTTTTGAAATCTCAGCCGAAAAAGTTTTAATTGATATTGTGATGTCAAGCTCTTATATTACTAATGATTATCTGGAAAACCTCGTTAAAGAAATGGATGTCATCAAAACATCAGTTTGTTTGTTATCCTGCTGTGAAGCAACAAACGAACTACAAAAAGACAAGATAAAAGCGCTGGCAAAAAGCAAAGGTAAGTATATTTTTATTATAAATAGTGCAGTTGTTGATGGTATTCTGGACGAATATTATAAAATTGGTGAGCAGCACTTCAGTATGCTGCGTGATAAGTTCAAAGAAATCAATTAAGTGCGAGGGAGGTGGGGGGTTATCACCTCCACATTTCTACTTGTATGAGATTCTAATTAAATCACCCCACCAACTCATTAATTCAATTCTTTTTTGAAGATAGGTTGAACGGTTGTATGCCCGCCGAACTTCATTTTTGTCAATATGTGCTAATGCAGCCTCAATGACATCTGAATTAAATCCAGCTTCATTCATAGATGTACTGGCAATTGAACGTAATCCATGAGCTACCAACTTACCTCCATATCCAATCCGTTTTAATGCTGCATTGGCAGTCTGGCTATTCATTGGTTGTTTAGGGTCATTTCTGCTTGGGAAAACATGCTCACGATGTGCGCTAATAGGTTTCATTACCTCTAGAATGTCCATTGCCTGAGCGGATAAAGGAACAATGTGCTCTCGCTTGGCCTTCATCCGTTCAGCTGGAATTGTCCAGAGCTTAGCATCGCGATCGATCTCTTCCCATCGAGCGCCAGAAGCCTCTGAAGGGCGCACAAGGGTCAGGAGCTGCCATTCGATCAGGCAGCGAGTGGGAACAGACAGATTCGACATCGCCAGCGAACGCATAAGCTTCGGCAATTCCTCTGGTCGCAGCGTTGGCATATTCTGTTTCTTGGGCTTTTCAAAAGCCATCCCCACACCCGAGGCAGGGTTAGCATCAATCAGCCCGGTATTAACTGCATAAATCATAATCTCGTTGATGCGCTGTACCAGACGACGAACGGTTTCAAGAGCGCCACGGGCCTTAATGGGTTCTAACGCCTCAACCAGCTTACGTGCTTTGATTTCCTGGACAGGGATCTCGCCGATGGCAGGGAAAACATCTTTCTCAAGAGAGCGCCAGATATCCTTAGCGTAATCCGGCGTAACGCTGGCCTGCTTCAAAGCAAACCAGTTAGCAGCCACGGTTGAGAAAATGCTGTCTAATGCGATCTGTTGCTGTTCGGTGACCTGTTCAGCCTGAGTTTGCGGGTCAATGCCGTTAGCAAGTAAGGAGAGGTAATCAGCGCGCAGACGTCTGGCATCTGCCAGCGAAAGGGAAGGGAAGGCACCCAGGCCCATCATGGTGCGCTGCTTTGTTGCTGGTCTTTGATAGCGGAAACGCCAAAGCTTCTTGCCGGTGGTTTTCACCACCATGAAAAGTCCGTCGCCATCATGAAGCGTCAAATCTTTATCTATGGCTTTGGAACGAAGAACTTCTGTGTTGGTGAGAGGGCGCGTAGTCCTTGCCATGCGGGGCTTTCCTGCGTGAATTGGTATACGTTATTGGCATACATTTTACCGTATACCAATACGTATACCAATAATCACCGGATTTAGCCGGATGTCCTCGGACAATTACAGATACAAAAAAGCCCGCGAAGGCTTATGCCATGCGGGCTTTCCGTACTTCACCGGACGTATCCGGATCAAGATTTGGTGGAGCTGGCGGGAGTTGAACCCGCGTCCGAAATTACTACACCGTCGGCACTACATGCTTAGTCAGTTTTTACATTCGCCGGTTAGCTGCGAACAGACACGCCACTAACAGACTAGCCTGA